GGAAATCCGCTGGCATCAGCGTGATTTAGTATGTCAGATGCTAGTGCTTGACTATCAGATGCTATTGTCATGTTCCTACTCCTACCATAGATGGTTTACCTATTACTTCTAATATTCTGGGTACTAATCGCTTCAAATCTCGCTCATAGAGCTGAACTACTCGATACCCCTTGCTGGTTACGCCTAAATTTCTTAGCACATCACGGGCTTTACCTTCTGCTACCCCATGAAAAGGACCTTGGTACTCAAGGTCGATCATATAATCCGGTAGTAGAAAATCCGCTTTCGCTCCCCCAAGTATACCCCCTCCTAAGACGTTGCGCTGTATTTCAAAGCGTATCTTTAGTTCTTTAAGTGCTTTATATATACGGCTTTCGGGTATATTTAGACCTGGTACGTTTTGAATAGGTGGAAGCTCTGGTCTAGTTAAACTGGTCAGCTTCCTGGCACGTATACTGATACGTGGTGCCGACATCATCTTACGGGGACTGCTAATTAAGCGTTTAGGCATTAGGTCTTGTTATCTAAGGTTATTGTGACCGTTACACGCATGGTTTTATTAGTTGTTTTAGTTACGGCAGCAGCTGGTTGTCCGTGCATATGTAACACACCACCACTAGAAGCGGATAACACTCCTACTTCTGCGATAGTACCGTTCCCTTCAGTCGTGCCATAGTAATGCTCTAACGTAATTACGTTATCACTCGCTGTTTTAGTGTCAGGAGCGACCCGTACTATCTCGGTTTGCATAGCAGTATCCGTTACAGCTGGGGTAGTTGTGCCACTACCTACTGATAGGTGGGTCATGTTAGTTGTACCACCTACATCAAGCCACTGACTTACTGCCGCATTCAATCCATTGTTTGTAATTAGACTAGTTGCCATAATATCACCTGTTTACCACTCTGCAAAATCCCAATTGAAGTTATCCCACGTTGGTGGAGAATCAGTAGCAGCTACTGTAACTGCTACTGTCGCACTCATTGGTGCTGTTATCTGCGGCCACGGACCAGTAGTGGCATCCACCATTACTACCTGTGCTTGTCGTTCGTCCTTGTCGTATCCTAATTGTTCCTCACTAGGACGTAATATACTGGTTTTCGTTATGTATACTAAGTGTTGCCAACCTAGCATGTCTGTAAATCTGATTGGTGTCTCACTACCCTCTATCTCTTTCAAGAACTCTAATTGTTCCCTAACTGATTTACTTTCGGCTTCGTTATCTCTACTGCGTGAACCGCCTAACATTAGTCCTAACTGGTAAGCTCTGATTGGATCAGGACGTAATAGGAAACTGGTAGTAAATCGCTCTAACACTGGGGTTTTAGCTGCGTCAGAACCACGAGTTAGTGTAAAGCGTAACCTTAAATGTTTGGATGTAGTTGTTATCTCAGTCTCACTAAAAGGCAGGACCGTCTTACCATCTGCCGTAATGTCGCCCAAGCTGACAAAGTTAGCACCTTTATCAGTAGAATACTCCACCGTTATCTTACGTCCATCAGAAGTGCTAAGATTACGGGCATCTACTGATACATCCCTATAAGCCTTGAGCATGAACGGCAAGCCACCATCGTGGTCAGACGTAATAAACTGAGCTGAGGCAGGATAAGCTGCGAATGGTGTATCGCGTAGAGTAGTGTGGCGTCTACTTCGGGTAGCCCCATCATTCAGATAAGACCTAGCCAAGTTACGTGAATACCCAGCCGCATTCATAGTATCGTCAGCGGCACCGCGGTATATCTGGTGCCAGCCAAACCCATTGTAAGCAAGCACTTCAGGTAAATCGCTCTCACCTTGGTCGAATGCCGCATACAAATGAAACGGCCCACTCCATATCCAGATTGGTATACCGTGCCCATGTAAGTCTTTATCGGCATCACCTTTCATCAGCGGTGTCACATCTATCATGTTGCTGATAACGCCAGATGACAAACTAATTTTTACAATACGCCCTAATATATGGGTGTATAGAAAACCATCATGGTATATCAGAGCCTTAGCATTACCACTGTATTTTTGATTGGGAAACCCTGTGATCTCATTCAAGTTAGTACCGTCATACCAATAGATACTATCTTCTTTACCGATAATGAGCAGGTTGAATGCTACACCCAAGCCAGTTACATCCGACTCAGGATTACCTACGTTGATAGCTGAGGACCACGTAGCACCATTGTCGGTGCTGGTCTTGATCGTACTACCATTACCTAGCACTAAAAATACTGTCCCATCAGGTTTTTCCCAGGTAGTGAAGCAATTAGCTTTTTGACCTGATGCTGGTTGGGTCCAGGTATCTCCATCAGACGAGCGATACAAGTCTGCACCAGACCCGGTGGCGGCAAACACATAACTACCGTGCCTATGTAACCACACGGCACTTGCGCCTAATGTGGTACTACTATCACTCCAGGTACTATCGTCTGTGGTACGGCGTACTTTTGTACCAATAGCAGATAATACCGTACTGGCTCCAAAATCTAATATCATTGGAGCAGTGGCAACTTTACTGCCATCAGTAGAGTTCCAGGCTGAATGTAAGGTTATGCTTTCATCTCTAAAAGGAAATATATTACCATCGCTGTGGTAGATCTTTTGCGCACTCGCGAAAGTAAGCTGGTCGATACCTTCGGTAATTCCTGTTTGGGACCAAGCATCCCAAAAACCCTCACGTACCCTGGCTTCAGTGCCAGTAGCGATACGTGGAGCAAAGTCGTCAACACGTTCCGAGTTATATTCTCCAGGGGCAACCATAAACCCAAAGGTTGTGTTGCCTTGTTGGAGGGTTATATCGTGAGTTCCACCAGCGGTAGGCATAATTACGGATTAGTTACTATGTTCTCACCGTAGCGTCCAACGGTAGATTGGCCTGTACCAAAATCGTGTCCGATACCTATCATATGTG